TACTGTGGGGATGGAAGATAGGAGTTATAATGAAGAAGAATTTGAAAATTTCTTAGTTTCACCCGATTTATTTGAAAGTAAAAAAAATCGTAGAATATATTAACATTAAAATAATTTGTTGTATCTTTGCTGAATGGAAAGAGATTATCAATTATTAAAAGACGTTTTGTCGGTTCCGACTAAAACATATCAAGAAGACCTTATGGTTGAATTTCTAATCAATTGGTTAGAAGAAAATGGGATTCCCTTCAATGTGGATGAACATAAAAATATTTACGCTATAAAGCAAACAGATGAATTTATAGATTATTTCCCCTGTGTAATTGCTCATACGGATACGGTCCATAACATCGACACGATTAATATTCGTGAGGAAATGTTACAAAACAATCAATACGAAATTAAACCAGCGTTAAAGGCGTATAACGATTTTGGAGAACCAACCGGTATTGGTGGTGACGATAAATGTGGTGTTTATGCTTGTTTGGAATTATTAAAAGAATTACCAAATCTTAAAGCGGCGTTTTTCGTGTCAGAAGAAACCGGATGTCACGGGTCCAAAAAGGCTGATGTTAATTTCTTTATGAATGTTGGTTATGGTATTCAGTTTGATGCTCCGGGAAATAGAATGGTTACCGAAGTCTGTATGGGAACAAGATTATTCGATAGAGATAGTAAATTCTTTGAAGCTTGTAATGGTGTGTTAAACGAAAGTTTTAACGGGGAACAGGAATACTTCTCAAATCCATATACAGATGTTTACGTTTTAAAGAACAAGTTTGATTTCTCCTGTATCAATTTTGCGATAGGTTATTACGACTATCACACAAGAAATGAGTATGTGGTTGTTGAAGATGTTTATAATGGAATAGAGACCGGTAAAAAGATGATTAAAAGATTGGGAAATGAAAAATACCAATATGTTTTAGAACCAAATCATCGTAGAATGTTTTAAAAATTTAAGAGACTCCGGTCTCTTTTTTTTTTATATGATATTTATAAATAAAATATTTTATGAAAAAACTATATTTCTTAGACGAAGAGGAAAGACAAAGAATTTTGAATATCCACGAAAGTGCAACAAAAAGACAATATTTGAGCGAACAGACTGTTCAACCGGTTGTTATAACAACAAATGATAAATCTTTTGATTATAAATTTGAGAATGGAAAATATCTATTTAAAGGTAAAGGGGTTATGGCCTCAAAATACCCTAATTGGGTTGAATCTAAAACTACAAAAGGAATTACTGCAATAAAAGCGTTGTTTGATAAATTACCTAAAACTGATAGTACAGTCGTTAAAACTGCCGTACCACCAGTAAATACTGTTGTTGGAGGTGATGCGTCATCAGAAGTAATTAAAAAACCTGTCGAAGCAAATGTTCCGACAAATAAAAACGCACAAGTCCAAGGTGCTGCCGTTGTAGGAGGTGGGAATTCAACACCAATGGATTTAAATAGTTTAATTGGAGAATAAAAATAATAATAAAAAAACAAAAAAATGAAAAATTTATTTAACAACATCTCACAAGATGAGAAACAAAGAATACTTGAAATGCACTCAGGTAATAAAAATGTATTATCAGAACAAGATTCATCTGTTCCCTCAACAAATGTTATGGGTACCCCTAATTTCCAATCAAAATTTGGTGTAAAATATTCTAATGTAATACCAGGTGATAACACATACGCATATGCTAGATGTGAAGGTATTTGGTTCGCACACAATTTAAAAACCGGAAAAGAATGGGATTTACGTAAAAACCCAAAATGGCAAAGTAGTATTGATATGTTAAATAAAAAATTCCCAAATGCTAACAATTGTGTGTCTAGAATTGGTAAAAAATAATTATAAAAAAAAGAGGACTATATGTCCTCTTTTTTCTTTCTTGTCTTTTTGATAGGTTCAGTTTTAACTACCACTTCTTTCTCTACGGATATAAGAGTGTATGGAACACTCTCCACCATATTTCCTTTGATAATCTCTTCGGACACAAAATCCTCAATCTTATCTTGGATTGCTCTTTTAATTGGTCTAGCCCCGTAGGTCTCATCAAATCCGACTTCGGAGATTAGGTCTAAAATAGTCTCATCAAATGTGATATCATATTTCAACCCAACTAATCTTTTAGATAATTTATCCAACTCTAATTTAACAATTTTTTTAACATCATCTTTAATTAGAGTGTTAAAGATAACAACTTCATCAATTCTGTTTAAAAATTCCGGTGTGAAGAATTTTTTAAGTTCTTTTTTAAGAACATCACGTTTGTATTCTTCATCGGCGTAAGTACTACTACCGGTTTTAAATCCAACACCTGAACCAAAATCTTGTAATTTTTTAGCTCCAACATTAGATGTCATAATGATGACACAATTTTTGAAGTTAATCTTTCTCCCCATACCATCGGTAAGGTGACCGTCGTCTAATACTTGAAGAAGTGTTGAGAAGATATCTTTGTTTGCTTTCTCAATCTCATCAAATAGAATTACAGAATAAGGTTTGTTTTTCACCTGTTCAGTTAATTGTCCCCCCTCATCGTATCCAACGTATCCCGGAGGTGCACCAATCAATCTTGAAATGGTGTGTTTCTCTTGGTATTCAGACATATCCACACGAATCATATTATCTTCACTACCAAACATTTGTTTCGCTAGTTGTTTTGCCAAGTATGTTTTACCCACACCTGTTGACCCTAAGAAGATGAATGAACCGATTGGTTTGTTCGGGTCCTTGATACCAATTCTATTTCTACGGATTGACTTTGCAATCTTTGAAACAGCTTCTGCTTGTCCAATTACTTTATCAGATAGATTCGCCTCCATCTCAGATAATAGTTTGGTTTCATCCGCGTTTAATTTGGTTACCGGGATTTTAGTCATATTGGAAACAACCTCATAAACTAAATCAAGGGTGATAACTTTCTTGTGAGTAAGAAGTTCTTCCTCAAACTTTTTCTTTTCAGTCTCAAGTTTAGTTAAGATACGTTTTTCTTTATCACGTAGGTTTGCTGCCTCTTCATATCGTTGTTGTTTTACAACGTCCACCTTTTCTTGTTTGATGTCGGCAGCTTGTTGTTTCAACTTCTCGATTGATTCCGGCATTTTAATTTCCACTTGACTTCTCGCTCCAACCTCATCGATGATGTCAAACCCTTTGTCCGGGAATTCTCTATCGGTGATGTATCTGTCGGCTAAGTCAACACATACTGACAATACTTCATCCGTATAAGTTACCTTATGGAAGTTCTCGTATTTGTCTTTTACGTTTTTAAGGATTTCTAAAGTTTCAGCTTTGGTTGCTGAATCCACAACAACTTTTTGGAAACGTCTTTCTAACGCTCCGTCCTTCTCAAAGTTTTTTCTATACTCATCCAAGGTTGTTGCTCCAACACATTGAATCTCCCCACGGGCAAGTGCCGGTTTAAAGATGTTTGATGCGTCCATTGAACCTGATGAATTTCCTGCACCAACTATGGTGTGGATTTCGTCAATGAATACGATGATGTTTGGTGCGTTTTGAAGTTCTTCGATGATTACTTTCATTCTTTCTTCAAATTGTCCACGGTATTTGGTTCCGGCAACAATTGATGTCATATCTAAGGATACGATACGTTTGTCCATTAAGTTTCTTGGACATTCCCCATTATAAATCATAATGGCAAGACCTTCAACGATTGCGGTTTTACCACAACCAGGTTCACCAATGATTATTGGGTTATTTTTCTTTCTACGTGAAAGGATTTGAGCAATTCGAGTAATTTCTCTTTCTCTACCAATAACCGGGTCAAGTTTACCCTCTTCGGCAAGTTTTATCAAATCTCTACTAAAATTGTCTAATACGGGTGTTGATGAGTCAGTCTTAACTGCTTTATTACCACCATTACTTCCACCATCCATAGATTCTGTCATAATTTATTTGTTTTAATTAAGTATAAGGATTATTTTCACTTTTTCAAATGATTCTACAAAAGTAATACAAATAATTGGATGGACAAAACAAATTTTAATTATATTTATCAATATGGAAAAAAGACCCGCTTGGAAAAAATATATGGACTTGGTTCATCCGGAATCTGAATTAACTGATGTCTACAGAAAAATTCGTCACGCCTTCCAAAGAGAGGGTTGGACTCAAGAACAATTGGAGAAACCCCCGTATTATCCTCAGGATATTATGAATTACTATCAAAAAATATCTAATTTAGTGACTGACTTAAAAACTGAGATGAAAACTTATTTTGGTGATATTGACTCTGACGAATTTACTGATTACATTCATAGTAAATTAAAACATATAGATTTAGAAACACCTTTAAGAGATGGCAATATTAAAAGAAACAATTCAAGGGACGAAGATAATTAATGAAATCCAATCGTCAAATGTTAAAAAAACAGAATACGATACTGAAACTAAAGTAATGTTAGTTGAGTTTAATAATGGACAAAAATACGAGTATGATGAGGTTCCTCACCAAGTATATACTCAATTCAGAATGGCGGAATCTCAAGGGAAATTCTTCTCAACAAAAATAGTTAAAACATACAAACACAAAAAACTTTAACAATTATAGATATTTAAGTATTTATAGTTAATGAGTAATCTAAAAAGTATATTATCTAGCTTTCATTTACAGGATGAACTAAATCCTAAGATTTGGGAATTACCTAATGAACGTGATATGTCCGACCCAAAAGGTCAGGTTGAAGTGATGGTTCCTAAGGTTAGAGAACGTCTATTAGAAATCGCCTATGAGTTCATAGAATTCTTAGGGGTTGATGTTATTATATCCGATGTTGTAATGACGGGTTCATTAGCCAATTACAATTGGTCCAAATATTCTGATGTTGATTTACACTTAATTGCCGACTTTGAACAATTCTCAGAAAAAGAACTCCCATTATATGAGGAACTCTTCAAATTAAAAAAAACTTTATTTAACGACAAACACAACATCAAAATCTATGGTTATGATGTAGAACTTTATGTCCAAGACGAAGTTGAATCTCATTTTAGTAGTGGGGAATATTCAGTTTTATTTAATGAATGGAAAACCAAACCGTCAAAAGAAAATGTTGAGATTGACACTAACTTAATTAAAACCAAATCTGAACATTGGATGAAAACAATTGATGAGGTTATTGATGACGTAAAAGAAGAACCATTACAGTCCGGAGTTGAGAGTATCAATAAGGTTAAGGATAAATTAAAAAAATATAGAACTGCCGGATTAGAAGATGGTGGTGAAATGTCTGATGAAAATTTAGTATTCAAAGTTTTGAGAAGAAATGGGTACATTCAAAAACTTTTTGATTTTCAAAATGAATACCAAGACAATAAACTTTCTTTGAAAGAAAAATCAATTAATTAGTAGAAATAACGACAGAATTATAACATTTTTAATTCTGAACATATTTATATATAAAATAATTCCAAACAAAAACACATAAAATGGGAAACAATTTAAAACCGGTTGGTAGCGAAAAACTACAAGGAATGGAAAAAGTTCAACGTATCATGGAAATCGCTAGATATAAGGAGAATATTCCAAACCCTATTAATGAAGATAAATCTACAGAATATACTAAAGTTTTAGCGAACGGTAGAACTTATAAAATTGATAAGGAAAGAAATGGTTACGTACTTAAAAGTAGTATAAATGAATCAGCTAATGAGTTCGATTATATGGAGCCTATGAAAAATAGAAAATATTATTCTTCATATTCTCAAGCGTTGAAACGTCTTAACCTAGTTGCTAAAGAAGTTAACGTTAACGAAGGTAGTGAGAAAAACGTTAATTTATTTTATGAAAGTGAAAACGATGCAACCAAATACATTTTAAAAATGAAAGGTGGGGAAACTGACGAACAAGTTGCTCCGGCACCCGCTCCATCTGCGGCTCCTGCTCCGGCACCCGCTCCTGCTCCGGCACCCGCTCCGGCACCTGAAGAGATGTCAGAACCGGCACCTGAAGATATGGATTTAGGTGATGATATGGAAGATGACGACAACAATGAAGAAGTTACTTTAAAATCTATTCAAAAATTGACAGGTAAATTAGCTCAAAAATTAAGAGCGTTCCAAGAAACAGAAGAAGGTCAAGATATGACATCTAAAGATTCAAAATATGTTATTAACTCAATTTTGTCCGCAATAGATTTAGAATCTATTGATGATGAAGACAAAGAAGAAATTGTTAATAAAATTGAAGGTACTGAAGATGAAGGTATGGGAGATTTTAACCCTGATGATATGGGTGATAATGAAGCTGATTTTGGTGACGAAATGGGAGATGAAGAACCGGTTGCCCCTGAAGGAGAAATGGGTGAAGGTTTTGATGATTTTGAAATGAAATCAAGATTCAGAGATTTTGATGATGACGAATTTAGTGAAATTAATTTAGAAAAAGATTTTGATTTTAAACCAAGACACCCAAAACATAGAAGTTTAAATCATCCTGATATTGACTCTAAACACTCAGGTCACATTGAAGATATGATTGAAGGAATTTTTACTGAATCTAAAGTTGATAAAATTATAGAAGGTTATTTTAAATTGAACGATAAAGAACAACAATTATTAGAATCTAAAAAAAGACAATCTAAATTAGTAACTGAAAATAAAAAAGCTAAAATTAATAAAATAAAACAATTGTCTGAAAGTATCTCTCAAGAAGTTGGTGCTAGAAAATTAATGGAAAAATATCCAAACGCTAAGTTGGTTGGTAAAACAAACAGACAAAATTTAGTATTTGAAATGAATGACAAACAATTAAGAGTTAATACAAAAGGTCAGGTTATATAATGAGTTATTTAATATATGTTAATGAATTAGGTCCTAATTATAAAGGTGATAACATATATGAATTTATTTTCTCGGATAGTTCAGAAGACGTTTGGGGTGAATCTTGGGAATCAAAACCGTCTAACGGTTACCCACTCCCACCGGACATAGAACACATAAAAACAGTAGGAGTTTTGAAGAATGACCAAATCACAATGTCAGTAATTCAAAACTCTGACTATTTTTCGATGATAGATTCAATGGATGATATAATCGCATTATGTTGGGAAAACGAAAGTGAAGACGTTGATTTCACACGTCAAAGAAGATTGGTGTTTAAGTTTGGAGAAACAGAACAATCAGTCAAAGATAAATTATACGAAAGAGATATCGTATTAGAGTTTGAAAAAAAAATCGAATATGAACACTAATCAAAAAAAATTAAAACTAGTGAAGGAGGGAATTAAAGCGTCTACTCTAAATAAAATGACTGATAGTCAGGTTGATGTGTTGTTCAGTAAATTACAAGAACAAGTTAGTACGGTAACTGAACCTGCTAAAACAGGATATAAAGTTGGTGATAAAGGTGGTAATTTACCTGCAACACCTAAAGGGTATAATGTAAAGAAAAATCCTGATGGGACTATTCTTGCAACCCCTAACGAACAAGACAATACTTTAAATGTTGTCCAAGACCCTGACGCGACTGAGGACGGTATGGGTATGTTTGAAGAAAAAGAAATTGATGAAAAATTTGAATCAAAAAAACAACAAAAATATTTCTTCGCTAAATGTGGTGATGGAAAAACAAAAGAACAAAAAAAATGGTGTAAAATGGCTGATGAGTTTGCTGAAAAGACTAACTTTGCCAAACTTCCTGAAAAGAAAAAAGAAACCAAAGAAGGTTATGATGATATGGTTGGTGGGGCTTTAAATAAAATTGCTCAATCCAAATTAAGTCAGGTAAAACCAAGTGTTACTATGGGAGAAAGTAAAATTGAAAAAGAAATTATGAGACTTGTAGAAAAACACATTACACCAAAAATGTCTAAAAAAGATTTTAATAATCTTTTAGAAGGAGACACAAAGACAGCTCCGGCGAAACCAAAGGTTAGTCCTGGTACAAAACCAAAACATCCATTCCAACCGGACCCTGATAAAAAAGGAGCTCCTAAAGCAAAAAAAAGAGTGATGGATGAGGATACAAAAACTGCACCGGCAAAACCAAAAGTTAATCCGGGAACAAAACCAAAACATCCTTTTGCTCCGGACCCAAGTAAACAAGGTGCTCCAAAAGCAATTAAAAGAGAATTACCAAGTTTTTTAAAATTCAATCAGTTAGGACTTAAAACAAAATAATTATGAGCGTAAATTTAAAAATGGAAAAAATATTGAAAGCCAAAAGTGACTTAGATAAAAAATTAGTTAATGAAGGGTTAACCAATAATCAAACAACTATGTTGAACGAAATTAATCGTCGTTTAAATGAGGCTCCTGTTAGTTATGATGGTCCTGAAAGAATGGAACCGGGTATTGAAAGACAAATTAATCAAAGAGAAACCCCATATAAAGAACATCCAGCATTACCACAAGATGGTGATAGAGATTTCATTGAAATGATTACCTCTCAACGATTTAAAGACTCTGTAGACAAAGTAAGAAGATTTTTAGGTGATACTACACCAATTCAGGGAAATAATCCAATGATGGGACTAATGAGTTCTGTAATGGGTAGTTTACAACAAATTAAAAGAGTTGAAGTTCAAAACAAAGAATATCTTGAAAACTTGGCAGTTGATTTAGTTAAAAAAGAATTAGGTATTCCTGAAGGTCAATTACAGTTTGAGGTTGAATTAGTTAATGGACCAATGGGAGCGTCTGAAGGAATGCAAACACAACCGGAACAACCGGACGAAGAAGATGTCGAAGAAGCATTCAAAGAAAGCGAAGAACACCAAGAAGAAATAGAAGACTTTATGGATTCTATGGAAAAATTCAATTTAGAGAAAGCAAAAAGAAGAATGATTAATTCATTAGTTCAAGGAGCGGCATTTAAAGGTGGACATATGTATACATTAGTTAGTGACGAGATAAATAGATTAAGTCCAAACTTACTAAACCTATATGGTGTTACACAATCATTGATGGAACACTTATATTGGTTATATCCGGATATGGAAAATATGGCCGGTGGTGGAGGTGGTCAAATGGGACAATCAGAATCTGACCCTGAAACTGACCCACCAACAATTAAAGCGAAAGCATTTACATTCCCTTTATTAGTTCACGAAATAGTTAAAGGTATTTATTCATTATATGGTGACCAAGGATTACCAAACGACCCTGTTCAAAGAAGTATGGTTGTCGGTGCTGAGGATACATTACCAGCAGAAATATGGGATTCAAGATTAGGTCCAATATTTTGGGAAAAATTCAGAGATTCTTGGCCTGATAAATTATATGAAGACGACCAAAGACACCTTCAACAATACTTATTTATGAAATTGTCTCAATTAGAGGCGAAAGATTTTATTGTATTAGCGAAAGCCATTATGGCTGATAAACCTGAAGCAAAAGAGGTAATAAATAGAATGGTTGCAGAAATCGTTGAAATCCTTAAAAACCACGAGTATGAATCAAAAATGTCTGATGACGAAGATGATGAAGACGATAGTGAAAATTATGGTGATTACGGATTTGATGACTTAGATGACTTAGATGATATTGATTTATCTTCGTTAGGATTCTAAAAATTACCGACAACAGTATGTATGTCGAATTTAACAAAAGAACAAGTATTAATAGAATACGTAAAATGTAGTAGAGATATTGAATACGCACTTAAGACGTATTTAGAAACTTATGATAACACCGTTAAAAAATATGTTCCATTGGAACTTTTTCCGGACCAGTTAACATTACTGAATGACTACGAAGAATACAATGAGAATATAGCATTAAAATACAGACAGGCCGGGGTATCAACAGTTACCGCGGCTTGGATGTCTAAAAAACTTGTATTCGCAAGAAAAGAAACTCCCGAAAAAATATTAATTATCGCCAATAAGTTGGATACTTCATTGGAGATGGCGAACAAGATAAAAGCGTTCGTTGGTCAATGGCCGTCTTGGACAGGTGTAGATTTTGATAAAGCAAAAAATTCCCAAAAACATTATAAGTTAACAAACGGATGTGAGGTTAAAGCCGTTGCAACATCTAAGGATGCCTTGCGTGGATTTACACCAACCATACTTGTATTTGATGAGGCGGCGTTTATTGAGGCAGATAGTGATTTCTGGTCTGCCTGTATGGCGTCCCTATCTACGGGGGGTAAAGTAATTGTGGTTTCAACACCTAACGGTTATGACGCAATTTACTATGAAATATACGACCAAGCGTTACGTAATATGAATGACTTCAAAATTACGGAAATGTTTTGGTATCGAGACCCAAGATACACCAAAGATTTATTTTTTGTTAAAACAGATAACATTATTCATTATTTGTTAAACAAAGAGGAATATGACCCTAATGGATTTATTGATTGGGGTAGTAAATCATATGACGCTCGAAACTTTGATGATGTTAAATTATTAATGAATGACGGATACAAACCTTGTTCATCTTGGTTTGAGGCGATGGTTAAGAAATTAAAATACGATAAACGTAAGGTTTCTCAGGAGTTAGAATGTAACTTTTTAGGTTCCGGAGATAACGTATTTGATTCTCTTATGATGCAAGATATTCGTGAAAATCAAATCCAAGAACCTATTAACAAATTGATGGGGAATGCTCTTTGGATTTGGAAGGAACCGGTTGTTGGACATAAATACATTATGGGTGTCGACGTTTCCCGTGGGGATTCTGAAGATTTTAGTTCATTTCAAATTGTTGATTTTGATGAAAGAGAACAAGTTGCTGAATATGTTGGTAAATTACCACCCGATACTATGGCTGAAATTTGTCATAAATGGGCTGTTATATATTCTTGTTTTGTCGTTATCGATATTACAGGTGGTATGGGTGTTGCAACTTCAAGAAAACTCCAAGAAATGAATTATCGTGATTTATATGTTGATGGTGTTGATGTCTCTAACAAATGGAAATACGACCCAGCCGCGGCAGATAAAATTCCGGGATTAAATTTTAATAATAAAAGGGTTCAAATTATTGCCTCATTTGAAGAGGCGATGAGACATAAATTTAGGATTTATAGTTCTCGTTTAAATAATGAGATGAACACCTTTGTATATATCAATGGTAGACCTGACCACCAAAAAGGACATCACGATGATTTAATTATGTCAATCGCGATGGCGACGTATGTTGCGGAGTCTTCTTTTGGAAAATTAACTAAAGTTACGGAACAAACTAAAGCGATGTTAGATTCTTGGTCCGTTAACAATAATGAATCAATTAAAGAAAACATCAATTTTAACCCTGTAATCCCACATTATCAAGATAGAATAAATCAATTTAACAGCCAACAAGTTAGTCGAGACGATTATCAAAAATATGGTTGGTTATTTGGCGGAATGTAATATTTATTTAAAAAGAATAAATGGGATTTGATAGTAGAAAAAAATCGGGTAATATAATCGGGGGGTCAAGACTTAATGTTATTGGTCAGGGGATTTATAATGTGAAAATTATCCCACCTGGATTTACTAAGCGTTTACCTGCGTATGCCGATGCTGGTGGAAACCCACCAAGTCAAACACCAAGTAACACTCCAACTCAAACTCCAACACTATCAATAACCCCATCAAATACGCCAACACCTACATATACTCCAACACCAACTCAAACTGCAACACCATTATATTGTGATTTTAGTTATTATGTTAACGCAATCACTCCAACTCCAACATCAACATCATTAGCGTGTGATTTCACATATGAAGTCGAATTATTTACAAATACCCCAACACCAACCCCAACACCAACTCCAACACAAACAATAACACAAACACCAACACAAACTGAGACGCCAACACAAACACCAACACAAACTGAGACGCCAACACAAACTCCAACACCAACACAAACTGAGACGCCAACACAAACCCCAACACAAACCCCAACATCCTCTCCATTACCACCAACAGTTGAGTATTTCCAAGATTGTTGTGATAGTCTTACCGTATATAAAGTTGGTGGTGTATCAACCCCTATTATTGTTGGTAACACTTATTACATCAACACTGATGGATTTAGTGGTTGTGGGACTGCGGTAAGTGGTCCACCATATAATAGTCAATCTTTAATTATTAGTGTTACATCATACTCAAATTGTGTTCTGTGTGAGGTAGACAATCCTTGCCCAACACCAACACCAACACCAACAATGACAGTAACACCAACAAATACTCAAACCCCAACGGTTACACAAACACCGACGGTTACTCAAACACCAACTAATACACCAACAAATACTCAAACCCCAACTAATACACTTACACCTACACCTACTCCAACAGTTTGTATTCCACAAATGATATATAGTGGTGAAAAATTTATTAATATACCACTTCATACTAGTGCGTCTTTCAAACCGGATGGTACGATATTATATATTGCAATTCATAATGGTTCACCAACTGATAGTGTATGTGCTTATTCATTATCAACACCGTGGGATGTTTCAACAATTACATTACCACTAATAGGATGTTCAATTGCTGTTCCGGTAATTTCCGGATTAACCCCTACTAGTGTAATTGGTCATCATTTTTCACCGGACGGTAGTAAATTATTTGTAGTTGAGACAGCATCAAAAAGTGTCCTTAGATATATATTATCAACATCGTGGGATGTTACAACATCTAGTTATTCACCCGGTGACTTATTTACTATAGTTGGTTTAACTCCGTCACATATTGATTTTACCCCTGACGGTTTATTTATGTTTGTTACTGTTACGGGTAGCCTTCTTAAAAAATATAGTTTAACCACACCTTGGGTTATAAATACGGGGGTTGTGGAAATTCAATCAATTTCCAACTCAATTGTTTCCGATTTTACTTTTCAAAATAGTGGAACTTATTTGTTTTCAATAGTATCAGGTCCAAGTATAAGAAGACAAACACTATCTACACCGTATGATTTAACTTCAATTGTTCCTGTTTTAACTCAGACAGAAAATGTAAGTAGTTTTATTTCAGGAGGTAATCTTTATTCTCTTAATTTTAAAGATGGTTATAAAGGGTTTATTGGTGGTTATTACTCAACCGGTTTGAACGGAATTACAGCTTTTAATCTTACCTGTGAATACGATATTAGCGGGACTTTAATATTACCAACACCTACTCCAACACCAACTCAGACGGTTACACCAACCAATACAGTTACTCCAACACCAACATTACCACCATCGTTTGTTTCAGTATGGAGAACAACAACACCATCTGAAAGTATTACATTACCATATTCACCATCAGGAACATATAGTGGAACAATAGATTGGGGCGACGGTAGTATATCCGCTAACACATATGCAAATAGAACACACACATACTCATTATCAGGTAATTCTACTGTTACAATTTATGGAACAACTAATGGTTGGGCGTTTGGTAATACTGGTGACATATTAAAAATTAGAGAAGTTTTAAAATGGGGACCATTAAAAATTAGTAATGGTGCTCAAGTTTTTAGAGGATGTAGTAATTTAGTATTAACCGGTGTTACGGACACTATTGATTTAACAAGTGTTAATAATTTAATTTATATGTTTGGAGGTTGTTCATCTCTTACAACCATCAACAACGTTAATAGTTGGAATGTTTCAGGAATTACCGTTATGAGTAATATGTTTCAATCATCAACTTTTGACGATGATATAAGTTCTTGGAGTGTTTCAAATGTTACAGATATGAATCGTATGTTCCAATTTGGAGCATTTAACCATAATATAAATTCGTGGAATGTTTCAGGGGTTACAAGTATGGAAAATATGTTTAGACAATCTTCTTTTAATCAACCATTATCAGGTTGGAATGTTTCAAAGGTTACATCTACTATGGCAGGTATGTTTGATGGAACCTTATTTAACCAAGATATAAGTATGTGGAATGTTTCAGGGGTTACAAGTATGAGTGGTATGTTTAGATACACCCCATTTAATTATTCTCTTAATAATTGGAATGTTTCAAAGGTAACAAATATGTCTAATATGTTTTATGGTGCGTCATTTAATTTACCATTATCAGGCTGGAATGTTTCAAAGGTTACAAATATGAATTCTATGTTCGCATCAACTTCACAATTTAACCAAAACATTAATTCGTGGAATGTTTCAGGTGTTACAGATATGGGTTCTATGTTTTATCAAAACGCATATTTTAACCAACCATTATCCGGATGGAGTGTGTCAAACGTTAGAAATATGTCTTTTATGTTTTACAATTCACCATTTAATTATCCTATTGGTAATTGGGATGTTTTAAATGTTACAGGAATGACATCTATGTTCCAAAGTTCATCATTTAACCAAGACATCGGAAATTGGAATATATCGGGAGTAACCAATTTCACTGATTTTATGTTTGCAAAAACACCGATTACATTCTCAACAATAAATTTAGATTCTATTTATAATGGATGGCAAACCAAAACACCGCAAACCGGATTAACAATTAATTTTGGTTCTGCAAAATACACATTAGCGAGTCAACCGGGTAAAGATATACTAACAGGTTCAACTATGAGCGGTGGATATGGTTGGACAATAACAGATGGGGGGATATAATATATGGGAACAATTTTAAAAATATTATCAATAAATTACGACGGACAATTCGCCGACATTACCTTTTACCCTTGTTCGGGTGGGAGTATTAATATCGGTGAAGTTAACTTACCATATAATTATTATTCGGAAAATTACTACGGAACATATAACATTTATTTACTTGATTCGGGTAAAACTTGTTTGTTAAATGTTCCTTGTTTAACACCTACGCCTACTCCAACAACAACAATGACATTAACTCCAACAAATACTCCAACACCAACAAACACACCCGCACCAAATTGTGATTTATTAGGTTTAGATATTACAACCCCAACCCCAACTCCAACACCTACAATGACACCAACACCAAGTTCTACACCATTATTACCATTTATATCTGTGTGGAGAACAACATCTCCGTCTGAGAGTATAACATTACCTTATTACGGTTTAGATTATTCAGGAACCATTGATTGGGGTGATGGAAATTTTTCGGCGAATACATTTGCAAATAGGACACATATTTATACAACTCCTGATGACTATGTAATAACTATTACAGGTAAAGTTAATGTGTGGTCGTTTTATTATACACCAACAAGTAAACTTAAAATAAGAGAAATAACACAGTGGGGATGTCTTAACATAACTCAACTATCATATAATTTTTATGAGTGTTCTAATTTAATATTAACAGGTGTTACTGACACTCTAAATTTATCTCAAGTGACAAATTTAACATATATATTTCGTGGATGTTCGTCTATTACAACCATAAATAATATTAATAATTGGGATGTTTCTAACATTACAGGTATGTCAGGAATGTTTGGTCAAAGTAATTTTAACGATAACATTAATAATTGGGATGTTTCGGGAGTTGAGGATATGAGTTATATGTTCCAAGGAGCAACATCTTTCAACGAACCATTATCTGGTTGGACTGTTTCAGGTGTTACAAATATGTCGAATATGTTCCAAGGAACAACATCTTTCAACCAACCATTATCAGGTTGGAACGTTTCAAATGTTGCGTCTATGACATATATGTTCCAAAATTCACAATTTAATCAAGATATTAATAATTGGGATGTTTCAAGTGTTATTTATATGAATTATATGTTTAACGGCACACCGTTTAATCAACCGTTGTCAGGTTGGAATGTTTCAAATGTTACAAGTACGTATTATATGTTTGCTAGCACCCCATTCAATCAACCAATCGGAAATTGGGATGTCTCAAAAGTGGTTAATATGGAGGGTATGTTCCAAAACGCAACATCCTTCAACCAACCAATTAATAATTGGAATGTTTCAGGAGTTACCAATATGACATCAATACTCCAAAGCACTGATTTCAACCTACCATTATCCGGATGGAATGTTTCAAATGTCTATAATATGACTTTTATGTTTGCCAATTCACCATTCAATCAACCAATTGGGAATTGGAATGTTTCGGGTGTTACAAATATGGTAGGTATGTTCCAAGGAGCAACATCGTTCAATCAACCATTATCCGGATGGAATGTAAGTAACGTTAATAGTATGAGGCAAATGTTTAATACTGCTACCGACTTTAACCAACCTATTGGGTCTTGGAATGTTTCGGGGGTTACAGATTTGGGTTATATGTTTTATGCGTCATCATTTGACTATCCATTATCTGGGTGGAATGTTTCAAAAGTTACAGATATGACTTATATGTTTGCCAATTCCCCATTCAATCAACCAATCGGAAATTGGGATGTCTCAAAAGTTAAAAATATGTCAGGTATGTTTGTCAATACATCATTTGATTATCCGATTGGGAATTGGACTGTTTCAGGGGTAACAAATATGAGTAATATGTTTCAAAACGACCAATATTTTAATCAACCATTATCTGGATGGAACGTCTCAAATGTTGTTGATATGACATCTATGTTCCGAAATTCACAATTTAATCAAGATATTAATAATTGGGATGTTTCAAGTGTTATTTATATGAATTATATGTTCGCATCTTCCCTATTTAATCAACCATTATCCGGATGGAATGTTTCAAATGTTGGTGATATGAACAATATGTTTTATAATTCGGAGTTCAATTACCCTATTGGAAATTGGGATGTATCTAATGTTGTTAATATGAACAATATGTTTAATATTAATACATATTTTAACCAAGATATTGGAAATTGGAGTATATCAAATGTAACTAATTTTACTGACTTTATGTTAGGTAAAACACCATTAACATTCTCAACAACAAATTTAGATTCAATCTATAGTGGATGGTCAACTAAAAATCCGTATACAGGAAGAACAATAAATTTTGGAAGTGCTAACTACACAATATCCGGAGGACAACCAGGTAAAAATACATTAACGGGTTCAACTATGAGTGGAGGATATGGTTGGACAATAACTGATGGAGGAGGAATTTAATATTATGAAAACTTTTGAAATATTTACAACAAATTACGACGGGTATATCGGAGATATAAGTTATTCCGCATATACCGGAGGAACTATTAGTTTAGGTTCACAGTTATTACCATACGATTATAATACAGATTATTATTATGGAACATATACCGTATACATACCTTTTTATAATAAAACCTGTATTTTAGATTATCCGCCACCTTCTTGGGATTTAATCGGTGATACGTTAATATTGTTCATTTCAAGTTGGAAAACCGACAATGAAGGTTTTACTAACACTAATCAAATTGGTATTGTGTTAGACCCATCAGGAACTTTTAATTTTGTAATTGATTGGGGTGATGGAAATACAGACACAATAACATCATATAGTCAACCTGAGCTTATACATACTTACAATGTTATAGGAACATATACTATACGTATGTTTGGAGTAATTGACGGGTTTAATATAGGAAATTATGCTGGTGATTATGGTAAAATTTTAAGTGTTCAACAGTGGGGTGATGTAAAATTAATTGATGGTGGATATCAATTTTATTATTGTTTTAATTTAGATTTATCTACCGTAATCGATACTTTAGACACTTCAAATCTGACTAATATCGACGCTATGTTTGCAGAATGTTATAGTTTAACATCTGTAAATAATATACAATCGTGGGACATTTCTAATATAACAAGTTTATCTTATTTATTCTCCGGATGTATATTATTTAATCAAAACTTAAATAATTGGGATATTTCGGGAATTACAAATATAAGTGGAATGTTTTATTTGACAAGTTATAATCAACCATTATCCGGGTGGAATGTTTCAAATGTTCAATACACAAATTATATGTTTAGTAATTCTCAATTTAATCAACCATTATCCGGATGGGATGTTTCAAATGTTGTTGATATGAGTAATATGTTTGAGTCTTGTCCATTTAACCAACCAATCAATAATTGGAATGTTTCAGGTGTTACAAATATGGGTTATATGTTTAATGGGTCATCATTTAATCAACCATTATCCGGATGGGATGTTTCAAATGTTACAGATATGAGTTATATGTTCTATAACAACTCAATATTTAATCAACCTATTGAAAATTGGAATGTTTCAAATGTTACAAATATGAGTGGTATGTTCTATTACAACTCAGCATTTAACCATCCAATTGGGAATTGGAATGTTTCGGGTGTTACCAATATGAGTTATATGTTCTATTACAACTCAACATTTAACCATCCAATTGGGGATTGGAATGTTTCGGGTGTTACCAATATGTCGGGTATGTTCTCTAATAATCAAATATTTAATCAACCATTATCCGGGTGGAACGTCTCAAATGTTACCAATATGTCGAATATGTTCTATTCCAACTCAACATTTAATCAACCATTATCAAGTTGGACTGTTAGTAATGTAACAAATATGTCAGGTATGTTTTATAATAATAGAATATTTAACCAACAAATTGATAATTGGGATGTATCTAAAGTTACAAATATGAGTTATATGTTTTTTAACAGTTTATTTGACCAACCATTATCCGGATGGAATGTTTCTAAAGTTACTCTTATGTTTTCCATGTTTAATAATTCTCAATTTAATCAAAATATAAATAATTGGAATGTTTCTGGAGTTACAAATATGAGTGATATGTTCTCTAATAATCAAATATTTAATCAACCATTATCCGGGTGGAATGTTTCAAAGGTTACAAGTATGAGTAATATGTTTGCCACTTCATCATTCAATCAACCAATTAATAATTGGAATGTGTCGGGTGTCACAGATATGGGTGCGATGTTCTATCAATCTCAATTTAATCAACCATTATCCGGGTGGAATGTTTCAAATGTTATTAGTTTGTTTAATATGTTTAGGGGTTCAAAATTTAATCAACCTATTGGAAATTGGGATATTTCTAAAGTATCTAATGTTGTGTATATGTTTTATGAAAACCAATATTTTAAACAAAATTTAGGGAATTGGAACATATCAGGTGTTACAAATTTTTATTATTTTATGGGAACTAAAAACCCTATTACTTTTTTCACATACAATTTAGATAGTATTTATAATGGGTGGGTAACAAAAAACCCACAAATAGGGATACAGATTAATTTTGGTAGTGCAAAATACACATCAGCTGGTTTGGCGGCAAGGACAACCCTTGTAACAACTTATTTTTGGTCAATTAGCGACGGAGGAATGTTAACTTAATTTATGGAATATATATATAGAATATCGACAAATAATTATACCGGATATACCGCCGATATAACTTTTAATCCATCAACAGGTGGAACAATTAATATTGGTACGGTTACATTACCGTATGATTACCCTACAGATTATCCGTATGGTGATTATTATATATACATACCGGCAACAGGTGTATCGGGGTCTTTGAATAATCCCCCACCAACACCTTAATTTATACGAACTAACAATATATGAGTACAACTTTAGAAATATTAACTGCGAATTATAACGGACAATTAGCCGATATAACCTTTTTCCCTTGTTCGGGGGGGGTTATAAATATTGGTGAAGTTACATTACCGTATAATTACGAATCCGAAAATTATTATGGAACTTACATTATTTACGTAATGTATTACGATGAAACTTGCTCGTTGGATATTCCTTGTATATCATTAACACCGACAAATACACCGACAAATACACCGACACCTACTATTACAGATACTCCAACTCAAACACCAACTCAAACTAATACTGTTACACCAACTAATACTGGAACACCAGCACAAACCCCAACACAAACGACAACGCAGACACAAACACAAACACCTTCCAATACAGCTACACCTACTAACACTATCACTCCAACTCAAACTCCAACTAAGACTCATACTCCCACACCAACAAATCGCCCTACAACAACACCAACAATGACACCAACAAATACTCCTACACAAACAAATACTCAAACAAATACGCCAACAAATACGCAAACGCAAACACAAACGCAAACTCAAACCACTACACAAACTCCGACTAACACTCCAACACAAACACAAACTCAAACACAAACACCGTCACCATTACCTCCAACAATTGGGTATTTTGAAGATTGTTGTTACCCATCTATAATATATAAAGTGGGTGGAATAATATATCCTGTTTTTATTGATAACTTCTATTATATAGAGACTACCGGATATAGTGGTTGTGTTAAAGCAATAAATCCTACGTCATTTAACAGTCAATATGAAATTATTAGTTTAACTTCATATGTGAGTTGCCTTATTTGTCAATTAGACCACGAATGTATTTTACCTACACCTACACCAACTCCAACTCAAACTGTGACTCCAACGGTAACGCCAACAGTAACTCCAACAATTTCAACAACACCAACAAATACTCCTACACAAACACAAACACAAACTTCAACACCAACACAAACACCTACCAATACACCAACAAACACTCAAACACAAACTCAAACACAAACACAAACTCAAACTTCAACACCGACACAAACACCTACTCAAACTCCGACTAACACTCCAACCAAAACTCAAACTCCAACAACAACAACGACATTAACCGCAACACCAACTCAGACTCAAACTCCAACAAACACTCAAACACCAACAAAAACTCAAACACCAACACCAACAAAAACAATGACTCAAACACCTACTAATACTCAAACACAAACACCAACCAAAACTCAAACACAGACGCCTACAAACACACCAGTTTGTTCAGCACCTCAAATGTTAGGTGTTACATTGTCATCAGGTTCAATTTTATCTGTTTCGATTATTCCGGGACCAAATTGTAGTGGTATTTTTATGATATATTCTTATGATAATATAAACTTTAATTCTGCTGTGGCAACTCCAAGTAACTGTACATCACCGTTTACTTTTGACTCTCTTACTACAACAGGAAATGTTTATGTAAAAGTGGGTCAATTATGTACATCAGGTGGTATTAGCGCATATTCTGAAGTTTTCCCATATTTCTTCCCAACCCCAACTCCGACACCAACACCAACAAATACACAAACGCCTACTAAAACTCCAACCAACACTCCAACTAAAACTCAAACCCCAACAACAACAACAACATTAACTGCAACTCCGACTCAGACTCAGACGCCAACTAAAACTCCTACTAACACTCCAACCAAAACACAAACACAAACTCCAACTAAAACTCAAACTCCAACAACAACAACAACATTAACTGCAACTCCGACGCAAACACAAACGCCTACTAAAACTCCTACACAAACACCTACTCGAACAAACACTCCAACGCCAACAACATCGTGTGGTGTTACATTAATTTCTACCACATATGTTTCAGGAACCACTTGGAATTATAATTTCACAACAGCAGGTTCTTGTGGAACACTTTTACCGGAATATTCGTCTGATAATATAACTTGGACTTTGGGTGGTGCAGGTGGTTGTACTTCACCTAGGTCGGCAATAACCGGTATTAATAGTGGAACAATATACTTTAGAATGACATTATTTTGTTCGTCTCTTACGGGAGTTTCAAATGTTATTACTTATGTGTTCCCATCACCAACACCTACACCTACAAGAACTCAAACACCAACACCAACAAAAACACCTACACCTACACCGACTGAAACACCACCTGGAGTAACTTGTGTATGTTATGAATTATATTGGTCTCCACCAGGTGGTCCTTTCTTTGGTTCAACAACTTTTGATTATATTGATTGTGAAGGGTTCCCTGCAAGTTCCTTTGCTAACAATATGGGTGATTCACCGAATATTTGTGCTCAAGAAAACACTATTTCATTTGGCGGTGGTGACAATTCAGGTGGTTGGCTTCCATCAATATATAATTGTTGCGCAACAAATATTACATTAGGATATAGAGTGTCAAATGCTGTATGTTCGTTACCTGGTTGGGCGTTAGTTAATCAATGTATAAATCGTTCCGCAATTTTAGGTTTATGTGACGCAACCGAATTATATGATGATGATATATCCGGTAATTGTACCTTCGCATTTGCAGCTGCGGGTTATTATAAAACCACTGATAACTTTAGTAGAAGATATTGGGATGGAACCGCATTTACGGGTGCTTGTTTTTCGTGTGGTTGTTTAGTTGTTAATACAGTAATAACATTATCTGATGGTTCAACTAAATTAATACAAGATGTTCAAGTTAACGACATACTTAAATCTATTGATGTTTCAGGAATGCCACAACCATCAAACGAATGGTACTCTTGGAGTAGTGACACTTTAAATTATGTAGAATCAACCTCTACAGTAATTAATTTTACAATATATGAATTTGATTCGGTTATTAATATTAATAACGATAAATTAATTGCGACTGATTCTCATAACCACGTTGTTAAACAAAATGGTGTTTGGTATATCAGAACAACATCTGATTTAAATGTTGGTGATGTATTATTAGATATTGACAATACTGAATTTGAAATCACATCATTAGTGACAATTACAGAATCAACAACAGTTTATAACGTTGATGTGAATAATAGTAATTTATATTTTGCGAATAATGTCTTAACTCACAATAAGTAAAACAGATACTTATTAGAACAAAGTAAACTATTTATATAAGGAAAATTATATTTAAATTTAGAATATGGAAAATAATGAAAATAATGATTTAACGGTTTGGCAAAGGTTATCAAGAGCCTTTGGACCAAACGCGTTATTAAATCAAGACTACCCAACATATAAGTTAGATAAGAAAGAGTTGTTAAAGACAACATCACAAGCGGAATATGAAAGAGAAAAATTACAAGCTCAACAAACATATTACCTATCTAACCAATGGACTAAGATTGAAAGTAATCTATACACTCAAGCAGTTTATTATGAACCAACTCGTTTGGCTTCATTTTACGATTATGAATCTATGGAATACACCCCTGAGATATCAGCGGCATTAGACATCTATGGTGAAGAATCAACAACTGTTGATGAGAATGGATATATGTTACAAATTTATTCTGAATCAAAAAGAATAAAATCTATACTAGCCGATTTATTCAATAACGTATTAGACGTTAATACGAATTTAACTATGTGGACAAGAAATACTTGTAAGTATGGTGATAACTTTGTTTATTTAAAATTAGATTCAGATAAAGGTATTGTTGGTTGTATGCAATTACCAAACATTGAAATAGAACGTTTGGAAAGAGGTATGGCAGCAAAATCTGCAACTATAGATGAACCTGCAGAACACAAAGGATTAAGATTTAAGTGGAAGGCAAAAGATATGGAGTTTAACTCTTGGGAAGTTGCCCACTTCCGTTTATTAGGTGACGATAGAAAACTTCCATACGGAACGTCAATGTTAGAAAAAGCAAGACGTATTTGGAAACAATTATTATTATCGGAAGATGCGATGTTAATTTATAGAACTTCAAGAGCACCGGAAAGACGTGTGTTCAAAGTATTCGTTGGTAATATGGATGATAAAGATGTTGAGGCTTACGTACAACGTGTTGCAAACAAATTTAAACGTGACCAAGTTGTTGATGCTAAAACAGGTAATGTCGATATGAGATTCAACCAAATGGCTGTTGACCAAGATTACTTTATTCCTGTTAGAGACCCAGCGGCGGCATCACCAATTGATACGTTACCGGGAGCAACAAACTTATCTGAAATTGCCGATATAGAATATATCCAAAAGAAATTATTAACCGCTCTTCGTGTTCCTAAAGCATTTTTAGGATTTGAAGAAACTGCCGGTGATGGTAAGAATTTATCATTACAGGATATTCGTTTTGCAAGAACAATCAATAAGATTCAAAAATCAATGATTGCCGAATTAAATAAAATTGCAATCATTCATTTATTCTTATTAGGGTTTGAAGATGAGTTATCTAACTTTACGTTAGGACTAACCAATCCATCATCCCAAGCAGATTTATTAAAGAATGACCTTTGGAAAGAAAAAATTGCATTATACCAACAAGCCGTTGCGGCAATTGCGGGTATTGCTCCGGTATCTGTATCGTGGGCTAAGAAACATATTTTAGGATTCTCTGATGAGGAAATCAAACTTGATTTACAACAACAAAGAATTGAGATGGCTGTCGGAGCTGAATTAACAAATACGGCAACTATCATAACACATACAGGTATCTTCGATAATATCGATAAATTATATGGTAACCCTGCATCCGGAGCAACTGCCGGTGGTGCGGCACCATCATCCCCACCACCACCGGGAGGTGGAGGAGGTTTCGGCGGAGGTGGAGACTTAGGTGGAGGAATGGAAGATTTAGGTGGACCTGAACCAGGACCTGAACCGGGTGGACCTGAACCGGGTGGAGCCCCTGAGGCGGCAGCTCCCGAAGCAGAAGTAACTCCTGAATCATTTAATAGAGATAATTTAAAAATATTGGTAGAAAGAAGTAATATGACAGAAGATGATTCATACATTGATTTATCCAAAGGTGGAAACTCTTTAGGAGAAATTGAAGCTCAATTAGGTAAACTTCTAAAAGATTAGATATTTATAAATAAAAAAACTTATGAACTTCGGTATATTAAAAACAAAAATAGAAAGAGTGTTGTTAGAATCATACGCTAACGACACATTTAAAGACGAAATAAAAAATTTCAAAAAATATGTTTTAGAAAACAAAAACATAAGTAAATTATTTTATTTATACGATGAATTAAATTCTCCAAAAGCATTAAGTGAATCTTACGCCAGAGAGTTTATTAACGAAAGTATTAAAATGTATGAGAACACAATCAATAAAATCAAGCAATCTGATTTAAATAAAATAAAATCTTGGGTTGGTAATAAACAGATAGAGAATCAATATGAGACTATCGATACGTTGTTTTCTTCAGATATATTAACGATTGAATCTAAAATTAAATGTAGAAACATTCTGTCAGAATCTCTTAGAAAATTACCGGTGGTGAAAACAGAAGGGATTGATTTACCGTTAACAACAATGGTAAGTGTTGCAAACAAAACTATTAAAAGTTATATTGATGGTTTAACTGAATCTGACAAAAAAGAATTAATGTCTTTATTGTCTGAAGATGATTCAACATTGAATGAAAAATACGTTACACTTAAAGAAGGTGTAGTTACGAAACTAACGGAAATGAAGAATGCTAGCACTGATTCAACAATGCAAATAAGAATTGAGGATACTATCTCAAAAGTAATTTCTGAAAAATACGACAAACTTACGTACTTCAAACTTAAAAACCTTAAAGAAAATCTTTAATTATCGTCTGATTTAAATTTTTTCTGAACATACTTAGCTTTTGAAAGACCATCACGTTTAATTACTGATGGTTTTTTAAATTCTTTTCGTTTTGATAATTCAGAGCTTTGACGGGTTTTAATTACTTTACTTTTATAGAGTTTTAGAGCTTTCTCAATCGTAATGTGATTATTTAATTTTACTATTAGCATATACTACATATATCTCCCTCCTACAAAAAAGTTTTGACATTACCCATAAAAACACCTATTATTTTTAAAAATAAACAGGAAAATATGAAAATTAATGAAAAAGGGAAAAACTTCTCTACTACACGGGTTCAAAACAGCGAAGATTGTTTATGGAACGGTAGACTCAATCAAACTTAAATCACTTTACTTAAACATCCAAACTTGGGTTGAACCAATATACGAATGTGATAATTGGACAAGAACAGTTCTTAACCTAAGTAGGAGTATTAAACACTCAATCTACGAGTCAATAAACAAAGATATATTCAACGACAAATTTATTGTAGACTTAGATTTAAGGTCCAGCGGACTCAATCTAAACAAAAAATCGTTTATGAACCTTGAAATAAATTTTTATTTAATACAAGAAGATTTGGATTTCAAATGTAACGAAATAAAAGAATCATTACAACAAATAACAAAACAAATTTTTAAAGATAATTTTTTAGATAATGAAAATTTTAACTTTTATCTAACCAAAAACAGTAAAATCACAGAAGAATTGTTACAAACCGAGAATGTTTAATATTTATAAATAAAACATTCAAAATGAATTTAAGAATATTACAACCAAGTGAATCAGGGAAAGGTATATTAGTTGAATACGATGCTGGGTATATTAACCCAAATGATAATCGTAACGAAACATTAATTAGAGAATCTAGCGAAACTCTTGACCACACTAAACCAATTGAGTTTTATGCCGTATTACAAAAATATGATACCCCTAATAGAAATGGTAGATTATATCCTGAACGTATATTAAAAAGAGAGGCGGAGAATTATAAAAAAATGATTAAAAAGGGAACAGCCCTATCCGAGTTAAATCACCCGGAATCATCTTTAATCGATTTAGATAGAGTTTCTCACGCAATCACCGAAGTATGGTGGGAAGGTAATGTCCTAATGGGTAAAATAAAACTACTTACATCACCGGGATATCACGAAAGTGGTATTTGTTCAACCAAAGGTGACTTAGCAGCTAACTACCTAAGACAAGGAGTTACATTAGGTATCTCATCAAGAGGTGTAGGTTCCCTTAAAAAGATTGGTGAACAAAATGAAGTTCAAGACGATTTTGAATTAATCTGTTTTGATTTAGTATCATCACCATCAACCCCGGGAGCGTATCTATTCTTAAATAAAGAGGATAAACAACTATACGATGAGAACTTAGAAGAAGAGAAAAAAATGAGTGTTGAGAGACACGTTGGTGATTCCGGAAATAAATCGCTTGACTTAATGAAAAAATTAAACGATTATTTGGGTTACTAATAAAAAAAAACAAAATGGAAGAAAAGTATTTTATCGCAAAAGTTACCTTGGACTCAGTTGATGAGGCATCAGGTAAGATTAAAAAATTAAGAGAAGAAAAATTAGTAAGTGGTTACAACCCTACTGATGTTGAGGCGAAAGTTACCAAAGTTTTTGAACATTATACAATGGAGTGGAGAATTACCGCTATTGTAGAAAGTAAAATTGATGAAGTAATTGAGTAGTTAAATTTTTAATTATTAAGTAAAAGAGGACATATAGTCCTCTTTTTTTATGCTTTTTATTTTTTGGAGATATTTATCAATGTATAAAAACCTAACTCAATTTAAGTAAATTTTAAACTTTTTTTGAATTAGGAGATATTTATATATTAAAATAACAACAAAACGAAATGGCAAAAGAAAAATCTTTAGTTGAAGAGGCTATCATCCAAATGAAAAATTTGGAAGAAGCGGTAGCTGAAAATGCAAAAGGAATACTTGCTTCTACAATGAAACAAGAAATCAAAGACCTAGTA